GAGAGTCTTCTTGTATTTTGTTCTCATATTCATAGTTAGTTACAGATGTAGCACTAAAGTCAGGTGTGGTATCTGTAGTTCCAATATCAATTGTTACAGCAGTGTTTCCAGATGTTTGTGCAATATCATAGTGATGAATTTGATCTATGAGTTGAGTTGATGCACCAGAAACTGTAGGATACTTATCTTCTAAAAAAGACAACCATTGTGTATATGATTTTGGCCACTGATGATATCTATCTGTCACATTATTGAGTAAAAGAATAATCCAGTGCAATTCTGATTCACCATACAATTTATCAGCAAGAATTTCTGGCGTCTCTCCATTCTTTACATCATAGGTATCAAAGATTAAAACATTTTCTCTGACCTTTTGTCTCAAGGCAACTCGTCTTAGAAGATTGGTTACAACCTTAAAATCAAAATTACCAGTGGCATCATATACAATACTGGGGAAATTTGCAAAATACATTATTAGAAACCCTGATCTTGGATTAATGATTTAGTAACAGTCTGCAACTCTGCAAAGTCTAACTGCATAGTAGTTCTGGTGGGGGGAGCGCCAAGTGCATTTGATTTGTGGAATGTCATTTTATCCCCACCATATGTGACATTTACATTTTTCAAATAACATTCTCCTATTTTATGTAAATACCCATTTTCTACTGCACCTGTATGGTATGCGATATCAAAAGTATTGGGAATAGTCATTTCAATTCCCAAACCATCTGAATAATCTGGTGCTGCATTTTCTCTAAAAAGTTGAATGATATTCTGTATTTCATCTGCTTCTTTTTGAGAAGAGGGAGTAAACATAAAAGTGTAAGAGAAATTTCGTTTACCAACACCCTCAAAGGTAACTTCCATTTTTGGAACGATGACCTTTCCTCTTGCAATACCAATCGCAGCACCAGCGCCAGCAAATCCCGGCACTTGTTCTATTGCACCCAGAGCCAATCCTGTAACGGCAGTGCGAAGGCCGTCCAGTGCCGCTCCCATAGCTTTTTTCATGTTATTAGCATCAAATCCAGTAAATCCTGCGATAATGTCTGCACCCGTAACTGTTCCAACACCCATCTCTGTTTCACCATATTTTACATTATATGATTGAGTAACTGTAGGTGGGAAATACATAGCAACTGAGTTTTTTGTTCTAACTGTGGGTGCAAGTTTTTGAGTTAGGGATTTGCCGTCATGTTTTCTCCCTTGCGCCCTTTTAGCATTAGATTGAATCTTGGCAGCCAGTTGGCGAGATTCGTCTTCGGGTAGTTGAATCGCATCAAAATTGTCAGCCCCAGCATCTAAACTTTTCGCTACCTCGGCAGCATCTTTTTTGTTGCTTTGAGTAACCTTTGCAGCCTTTCTTTCTCTCACAAAAAATGAAATGAAATGATTGTTGCCTGTAGACCCAAGGTCTAATGGATATTGGAATAATTTATTTGTATCCCCACTGGGTTTGCTACTTCCAGCATCTGGAAATCTCAGTCCTGCTGACCTGTTCAGTCCTAGTGCTGATTTAGCTGTTCCCGTAACAAGACCAGCGAGACCAGATTGAGCTTTGTTTCTTAATGCAATAAATGAGGGTACAGCCATGTCTAAATAATCCTTATAATCATAACTATTTATACATCATCATGGCATACAAAGGACAATATAAACCGGACAACCCCTCAAAATATAGAGGAAATGTTCACAACGTAATCTATCGTTCTCTATGGGAGCGTAAGTTTATGGTTTACTGTGACAGAACTGTATCTGTGATTGAGTGGGGTAGTGAAGAAATAGTTGTTCCATACAAGTCTCCTTGGGATGGTAGAATACATCGTTATTTTCCAGACTTCTATTGTAAAATAAAACAACACGATGGCACCATCAAAAAACTTGTCATTGAAGTCAAACCCAAGAAACAAACAAAACCCCCAAAAGAACCACAAAGAAAAACAAAAAGTTATCTCAATGAGATAAAGGCTTGGGGTGTGAATAGTGCCAAGTGGAAGTATGCCACAGAATGGTGTAACAACAATGGTATGGAATTTAAAATACTGACAGAGGACGATTTAGGTATTCGTTATAAATAATTAAATGGCACAGAGTAAATTTATTCAAAGCGTATTAGACGCTGCAAGAGCAGAATCGGGAGCTAGTGGAGTAAAATCCATTAATTGGTTTCGAGAAAAGATACAAGAGTTTGGAAAGCCGGGACCACAACAGTTGTTACGAGATGGCAGAAGAACAAAGGGTGTGAACTTTGGGACTCTCAATATGTTTATATATTCCCCAAAGCATAAAAAAACACTACCATACTATGATACTTTTCCATTAGTTCTTCCCATTGGACCAGCTGCTGGTGGTTTCATGGGACTAAATTTTCACTATCTACCAATCCAAATGAGAATAAGACTTCTAGATAAAATTGTAGACGGAGGAGGTAGTTTAAATGTTGCAGCGCAGTCAGGGAAGGGTCCAAGATTAATTACTGATTATTCACAACTAAAAAGAATACCAATGGCAAAAGCAATTGTAAAACATTATCTAACTGGATATGTTAAATCTGATTTTCGTGCCATCACATCAGAAGAATTAATCGTTGCAGCACTATTACCAGTACAAAGATTCCAAAAAGGGTCTGCTCAAGCTGCATACCTAGACACGGCAAAAAGATATTAGGATAAAAAAATGGTAACAGCAATCGGTTCTTTTGTAGACGCTCTCGCATTTGGTGCATTGAATGATGTATTATCATTATTTCATGAGGAAAATGCATATGGTAGACCAAACCAATATGAGGTTCAAATTCTACCACCACCCGGTAAACTTGCTACCCATGACTTTAGAAGCATTTCACTGGCAGCAGAGGCTGTCCTGATGCCTGGTAGAAGTGTAAATACTCAACCCAAATCAGCTGACCAATTACACGGCCCAACAAGAGAACTGGTTACAGGTCCACTATATGCTGATGAGGTGACAATGACTATTCAATCACCCAATGGGTTAGATGAAAGAATGATGCTTGAAAAATGGCAAGAATTAGCATTTAGCAATGATACATATGATGTAGCATATTATAATGAATATGTTGGAACTTTGAACATTCATTTGTTGGACATGAATAACAGAAAAACTTTTGGTCTGCAATTAATAGAGTGTTTTCCAAAAATTATTACTGGTTTAAGTCTTGCATATGGTCCAAATACAGAAATTACAAAGACCAATGTAGCATGGTCATTCAGAGAATGGAAAAACCTGATGTTAGATGGAGGAGGTCAGAGTCTTGGAGAGAAATTAGTTGACACGGCTACAAATACCGTCGAAAGAGCTATTACAGCAAATGTACCATCAGTTTTAAGAAAACTGTTTTGAAAATTATTATGAAGGATATAAAATTATGGCGTTACCAAAAATTGATACACCAAGCTATCAACTAGAACTACCATCTAACCAACAAGTTGTTAAATACAGACCCTTTCTAGTCAAAGAACAAAAAATCTTGATGATGGCACAAGAGGCTGATAGTCAAGAAGATACCTATAATATGTTATCAGAGATTGTTGATGGGTGTACTTTTAATAGTGTTGACATTAAAACTATGCCACTATTTGATTTTGAATATTTATTTCTAAAAATTCGTTGTAAATCTGTTGGTGAGACTGCTGAACTTAGTATTCTGTGCCCTGATGATAATGAAACCAGAGTTCCTGTTAAAGTAAACTTGGATGAAATTGATGTTCAAATTCAAGATGACCATAGCAATGTGGTGGGAGTGAATGACAGTATTAAAATTATCATGAGATACCCAACAGTTAATGACATTAAAAACATAAGTCAAACAACAGATAATATAGTAAAATTAATAAGAGTTTGTATTCATGAAGTTCATGAAGAAGATGAAATTCACAGCATGGTTGATGTTACAAATACAGAGTTGGATGAGTTTATTAATAGTCTACCTACAGAAGTTTTTGATAAAATGGGAATATTTTTTAGCACCATGCCTAGACTAACTCATGTGGTAGAGGTTAAGAATCCAAAAACAGAAGTTACAAGTGAAGTGGTCATACAGGGGATGGAGAGTTTTTTTTCATAGCCCTTTCTCACACATCACTTAGTTCCTACTATGAACTTAATTTTGCACTGATGCATCATCATAAATATAGTTTAACGGAACTAGAAGAAATGCTACCGTGGGAGAGGGAAATATATATCGGTTTATTAATGAATCATTTGAAGGAGGAAGCAGAAAAGAATAGGCAGCAAGCTGCTAGGAGATAAAGATGTCGCAAAAAACACTTGAACCTGATAGTAAATTTTCAAAATATGATTTAGATGGTGATGGTGTTGTGACTGATGAAGAACTTACTATGGATGCGAGAATGATGCGGTTAGATAATGAAGATAAGAAAGAGGATGCACAGAGACAAATGGCTTGGTTTGCATTAGCCGGTATGTTATTATACCCATTTGCAGTGGTAATATCTATGTGGATTGGACTAACAGAGGCAGGCAAAACATTAGGTTCAATGGCACCAACATACTTTGTATCAGTTGCTGCTATTGTTGCAGCATTTTATGCTAAGAATGCTTATCAAAAAACCACAGAAGGTAAGGAAAAATAATCATGGCTGACCAAAAAATTGCAGATATCACCGCATCAATTAATGAAACCAACCAAAAAGTTGAATCATCAGATAAAAAATTGGCTGCAATCAGCAAAGTCTTGTCATTGGAATCAAAACAAGAAAAGAAAGACAGAAAAGCAGCTAAAAAACGTGAAAATGATGCGAAGAAGAGGCATGAAAAATTATTGAAAGAACAAAAAGAGGGAAATGCAACTGCTGAAGAAGTGGAGGAATCTTCAAAGGAGTTAGCAAAGGCCACTGAAGATTCAGCTGAAGCATCTCTTAAACGAAGTATGTTTGATCGTTTTGCTGGAGATGATAAACCGAGTGTCGGAGGAGCGCCGGGTGCGGATGGCGGCGAAGGTGGCGGTGAAGAGGGTGGCGGTTTCATGAAAAAATTTGGTGGATTTTTCAAATTGATAAAAGGGTTTGTTGGTATATTGGCAGTAGCGATTATACCAGCTTTGGCATATTTTATGAATGATCCAGAAATATTTGCAAAAATGAAAGAATATCTATTTGACTTTATTGATGGTGTTACCTTTATGATTGATAAATTTGGGTTTATAAGCACAGCAATCCTTGGCCTGCTTGGTGTTTTGGCAATATTCAACCCATTTACGTCTATTACATTAATGAAAACAATATTTTTGGCGATAAAGGGCGCATTGATGACAGGTCTTACTGCTCCCCC